CACATTTGAGATCGTTAAACTTACCCCGTGTAGGGAAAGGATCATTTGTGTGGAAAGACATGAGTCATTTAGTGAGTCGTATATATCAAGTTTCCGTGAAATTGATGATTTTCGTGGAGCCAATAGGCCCCATGAAGGTGTTTCAATCAACGTTAAATTGATGATACTTCCGAATTTGACTTCCGAAGTTGAAGTGTGGCGTAGTACCGAATATGAAAGATTCCGAGGTCTTTACCTCCGTGAATCCGTTTACGATATTAAAGTCACTGCCATTCTTGAGGCTGATAAAGTGAGGGTTATAGGAATAAATTCCGAATCCCACTCAGCTCTTCGACCCGTTAAAAGTGCTTTGATCCATCTTTGGAAAAGGCAACCGCAATCAACTATGATGATTGTTGGTGATTTGACACCTAGGGTACAAGAGTATTATGATGGATTGAACCGAACGATGGAGAGATATAAGCCTTGGGATGAATTTATCATACCCAAGATATCTATTATATCCGGTGACTATACTTCCGCAACTGATACTGTCTCTCGAAAATTTTTCGACATTTTTTGTCTGATTTATTCGAGAATGCAGTTACCAGGAGCTGATTTAGTCAAGAAAGCCCCGAATTTTGGTACAGCGCACTTTAGTCCATGGAATAAATCCCATGGGCCGAGAGCTATGTCCAAGATATACGGAGGAGAACCGGAAGCTTATAAAATCCAACCACAAACTTTCTCCAATGGTCAACCAATGGGTCATTTGCTCAGCTTTTTCGCACTTTGTTGTACGAATAAGGCTGTGGCGAAAACCACTGTTGACTTATGGGTAGTTAAGTGTAAGTCGGTTTGTCGCGAGAGCTTGTTGGGGAATGGGTTCAAAAAGAGGTTACATCGATTCATCGAGAAAACAGGCAAATACATATACAGTAACTGCTTGATTAACGGTGATGACATACTTCTGATGTTCCCTGAACCTAACCAATTTCTGGCAGACTTTTTTCCTTGTTTCACCGAAATGGTCTCTGACGCTGGTTTCAAACTTTCAGTCGGGAAGAATTATGTCAATAGAAATATTGCTATGATAAATTCTCAGCTGATGTTGAATACCGATGGTGTCTTTACCAGAGTAGGGTATTTGAATCAAAGAATTATTAAAGGTCTCCCAAATTTTGAGAAGAACTTACTTAGTCCTTTAGCTTTAGCGACGTCCATCAATGAGATGATGGAGTTCCTACCCAATAGATGCGTTTCACTCATACCCATGATCATGAATCGTCCTTCAACATATTTCAAAGGTTGTTATTACCTCGGTTCCGAGTTTAAACCCAACTGGTTTCTTC